AATAAAACAATGGAGCAAATTGCTACTGACTTGAATGAGTATGTACATCGTGTAAAATATCGTAGGACTATCCTAATAAAGAAGGGTCTTATCCAAGCTAAGAGAAGCGGCACACGTGGTAAGTTAGTTAAGGAATACAAAGTATTAATGACACAGGCTAAGGCCATAAAGAAAAGGTTGGCGGCATGAGTATTACATTTCTTACAACGTCAGTTGAACAACTACAGTTCGTAATTGATGAGTGTAAGACACACTTATCGTTTGGGGATTTCATGGACCCGTATGAAGGGGTTGACACTCTGACATCACGTGATACAAAGCACTTAGAGATGATCGTATCTCTACTGCATCAATGCGTAACAAAAAAGGAGAGCATGTAATGTTTATAATATTTGCAACTAAGCCACTCAATGATGGCACAAAAGGTTTTCGTTTCAACATCTTTGGTAAGAAGGGAATGGTACGTCTACGTTCAAAGAAGAAGGCTGACCGTGGTTGGTTTACTCGTGGCGAAGGTAACACTATGTCATGGTGTGACTTCAGTAGGCTGACAGTATACCTTAACTACAGCAAAGCAAGACGTAGACTTGCACACTTTGCAGGGTAGTGAAGATCATGCTACACAAAAACAAGTACACAGTGTATGGTGGTGACGGAAAGGTCATCATCATATCTACTGACAAAGGTATATGTGTCGCATATGCCAATCAATTTAAAGGAGTACTAACACATGGCTAAACTTACACAAACTGAGGCAAAAGAAATGACACCACAAGAGGCATGGAAGATGAAGCGTGACGCTAAAGATGCAGAGCGTAACTTCAATGCAGACCAGCTATCAGACAGCCAACGTAAGGCATTGATGGATGCCTTCACAGCTATCAGGGGGTGTGACTTCTCCTTTCATGAGATGTTTAGGGCAGACGTATCTGATATGATTGCTATTGACAAAGCTGAGTACCAGCTACGGTCAGAGTTTCCACAGCTAACTGAAGAAGCAGTCGGTGAATTAACTTGTACATGTGAGGATTAATAACATGAGTGTAAAAGCATACGAAGTAACACTAAAGATTGATGGTACAAATTCTATCGTCACGTTAGATGATACGTACCCAGCGGTGCATGATTGGGTAACAGCTACGGAGTTTGCCATTCACATGGCTATGCATGATCATCCAGATGCAATGGTAGACTTCATGGACTGCGCTGAGTATGAGCATCAGGAGTATACACAATGGGGATACATACATGAGGCACCACTCACACTACAGTAATGCGAATGGAAAAGATGATGATCCGTGTGATGATTGGTCACGCATACCGATACCTAAACCAAAGGATGATAAGAAATGATTAGTGCAGCATTGATGTGTCTTGCAATGAATGTCTACCATGAAGCTAGGAGTGAGCCTATGGTAGGCCAGTATGCAGTAGCGCACGTAGTAATTAACAGAGTAAATAGTAACAGATGGCCTAACGATGTATGCTCTGTTGTACATCAGGGGCTACACAAAGGCAGACACAAGTGTCAGTTTAGCTGGTACTGTGATGGTAAGTCAGACAAAGTACACGAAGAAGTACCGTGGGCTAGGGCATTAATTGTAGCTGACAATGTACTACGTGGTAAGGTTCCTGACTTAACTAAGGGTGCAACACACTACCATGCAAGGTACGTTAACCCGTACTGGAGTGCATCACTCAATACTACTGTGACTTATGGGTCACACAAGTTCTATGAATAGCTTATCGTTACTAGTATAGGTAGACATACCACTACAACTATGGCACAGTTGCCGTACACATAAACATAAGGAGAACAATATGCCGTTTGATATTCCAGAGTACTTAGACTTTGACATTGCCTTTGAGCCTACACGCATGAAGGATAAGAAGTACGTAATAAATCAAGAGACAGCAAAGCCTATTGGTATTGTTGGTAATTCGTTTCAGTGTGCATCACATGGTGATTTCTTCCGTGGTGTAGTTGACACTGCAACGGAGACACTAAATGCCCATGACCTAGAAGATGCAGACTTTTCTTTTAGTACTGCACGTAATGGTGCATGGGCTATGCTTGACATCACCCTGCCTAACGTCACCAAAACTATTGTAACAGATAAGTTTGAGACATCAGTAGGTAACAGGATCGTCAGTCTACATGGGCTTGATGGATCGTGTAGCAATCAGGCTTTCTTTGGTGCAATTGATTTCTTCTGCACTAATGGTTGCATCAGTGGTGATCACGACAAGGTGCGTAAGAAGAACACATCTAACTTTACAATGGATAGTTTTATCTATGAATTGAATAGAGCTAGGACTGACTTCTATACCCATGCAGAAAAGATGCAGGTATGGGCGCAGACTAGCCTCAAGTATGTAGATGTAAGCTCATTGCTTGAGAGTATGCTGGCCTCTAAGCGTAAGTCTGAGAAGATGTACAGCTTGTACATGAGTGAGGCATCGACACGTGGACACAATAAGTTTGCTTTGTATAGTGCCATGACTAACTATGCTACCTATGCAGACGAACGTAATGGGTTCAACCTACGCAACACTGGCAACGACACACAGGCCATGTCTATGTGGTCACGTGAGCAAGAGGTATCTAAGTGGGTCAGCGATAAACTTTTCGTTGAGTTGGAAGCCGCTTAATGGCAAAGCTACCTAGATACGTACAAGAAAGGGTGTCACCTTCGGGTGACATCTCCTACCGTTTCAACCCGCCACAAGTTCTTGTAGATGAGGACGTAGTTGTACGAGAAGAGTACGGCAGTGACCTCAAGCAGGTGCGACAACTTGTTAAGGTACACAATGATGCCATTGATACCTATCGTTCTGCATTGGCAAAGGTTATACAACTAAAGCCTAGCAGTAGAGTTACCGACTTAATAAATATGTACTATCAATCTAATGATTTCAATATGTTACGTGACAATACTAAAGTGGATTACAGATACTTCCTTACAATTCTCCACCAGAGTTTGGGTACACGTAAGTATGAGATGGTGACATCGAAGATGGCTAAGGCTACGTATGAGGAATGGGTCAAGCGTGGCATTAGCTTTGCTAATCATGCTGCAACCTGTGCCAGTAGGGTGTACAACTACGCTATCAAGATGGAGCATACACATCAGAACCCTTGGTCTAAGATTGAAAGGTACAGCACACCACAACGCAAGGTAGTGTGGAGACATGAAGATGTAATCAAGTTTCTTGATACAGCATACAGTGACTACGAGTACAGAAGTATCGGCTTGATAGTACAGATGGCATACGAATGGTGTCAACGACTAGGCGATATGCGTACACTACAGTGGAGTAACCTTGACCTACAGGGTAGGGTACTTAAACTAGAACAAAGTAAACGTAGGGCTGACATAGAGCTTCCCATCTCACCTGAGCTAACAGACATGCTGATTGAACAGTCAGTGCAGTTTGGGTTTCAATCATACGTAGCACCACATCCAAGGTCAGTAATGGGTGAGTACAAACCGTATGCAATGGAGCGACTGTCTAAGGTAGGCCGCAGGGTAATGAGGCTGGCTAAACTGCCAGAAGAACTACGGCTGATGGATCTACGTAGGACAGGAGTGACACAGATGATTGACAAAGGTGTACCAATTGGGCAACTAATGTCAGTGACAGGCCACAATAATGTGTCTTCTGTGAAACCATACATGAAGCATACTTACGATGCTGCAAATAATGCCTTGACACAAAGAAACGTTCGTGTACAATCGAGTACTTAACGAGTAACAAAGAAAGTGATATAACACATGAATATAAATAGTATTATAAGTGATCTATCACTAGTAAGTGGTGAGACAAGACGTATGACTTGTCCATTATGTAATACTAAGAACACATTTACTGTGACCAATGACATGGGTTCTGTTATATGGAATTGTTACAAGGCTAGTTGTTCGTTGTCAGGTGGTACTAACGTATCAATGACAGCGGATGACATACGAAAGTTTCTTCATGTTGTTGCAGATGAGACACACGTTGCAACATTTATTAAACCTGAATGGTTTGTAAGAGACTACAAAAAGATTGCTTCCTTTTGTAATGAGTGGGAGCTTGATGCACAAGACCTAGGACTATTGTATGATGTAAAGGAACATCGTGTGGTGTTCCCTGTTGTGCATGGTGGAGTTACAGTAGATGCTACGGGTAGATCATTGGGTAAACGAATACCTAAATGGAAACGCTATGGAAAAAGTTACTTGCCATACGTATCAGGCCGTGGTAAAACTGCTGTAGTTGTTGAGGACTGCATAAGTGCCGCAGTTGTAGGTGATAGTGATGGATGTGTTGGGGTCGCAGTGTTGGGTACATCACTATCAACTGGACACAAGGAATACTTATCGCAGTTCTCAACGGCAATAATTGCACTAGACCCTGACGCACTACCCAAGACCCTGCAGTTCGCAAAAGAATTACGTAGCTACGTTGATAACGTCAAGGTGCTACGACTAACCGATGATCTCAAATACCAAGAGCCAACCGACATGGCTAACCTTTTAACCCTAGGAGAATAACCAATGGAACTATCCCTTATCCGTAGCCTTATGGACAAAGAATTTTACGATGACCACAAGGGCGCACGTTGTCCTGACCGTTTGTTCAGCAAGGATGTGCGTAAGATCAAGCAAGCTATTGATGCAGCTATGGATCGTTATGAGCGTACTGTCACACCTGCTGAGATAGAAGCACTATTCATGGCAGAGAACGCCACACTTACTACAGCCCAGCGCCAAGCATACAGTGTACTGTTTGTACAAGTTACTAAGCAAGCTGTGATGGGTAGTGACATAGCACAGGACGTACTGTCTAAGCTATTCCAACAGGTGATAGGCGAGGACATTGCCAACCTTGGATTTGACTACGTTAATGGTAGCAAGACAAGCCTTGATCCACTACGTCAGATGCTTGAGTTGTATGGTGATGACTTCACCCCTAACCTCAAGATACAATGGGAAGACATTGACCTTGATACTATCCTTGCCATGACTGACCTTGAGTCACAGTGGACATTCAACATACCTACGTTGACACGTAAGGTTGAGGGCATCAATGCTGGTCACTTGATTGAGGTAGGTGCTAGACCTAACACAGGCAAGACATCCTTTCATGCATCCCTTGTGGCGGCACCGGGTGGCTTTGCATGGCAGGGTGCTAAGACAATCGTACTGTGTAATGAGGAAGGCTACCACCGTGTTGCCCACCGCTACATCACAGCGGCAACTGGCATGGACAAGCATGAGATCGTCAAGCGTAAGTCTGAGGCAATGGCTATCTTCAACAAGATACGTGACAACGTTATGTTTAAAGATGCCACAGGCCGTGACATGAATTGGGTTGAGTCAGTATGTAAGTCATACAAACCTGACATAGTTATACTAGACATGGGTGACAAGTTCTCACGCATGGCTGGCTTCGCCCGTCCTGATGAGGCACTCAAGGCTAACGCCATACAAGCTAGGCAGATAGCCAAGCAACAAGAGTGTGCCGTATTCTATATGTCTCAGCTATCGGCAGAGGCAGAGGGTAAGGTTGTACTCAACCAAGCCATGATGGAAGGTAGTCGTACAGGTAAGGCGGCAGAAGCTGACCTGATGTTCATGATCTCTAAGAACCCTACCGTTGAGGGACAAGAAGAAGAAGACCTTCAGCGCCACATCAACGTGGTCAAGAACAAACTGTCTGGCTGGCACGGCATTGTACACACAGACCTTGAGTACAAGATCGCAAGGTATGTATGTTAGTATTAAAGGAGATTACAAATGATTAGAGCAAATCTTATAGACTATATGGGTAGTGATCTATCTGTAGTTAATGCGGCCCGTGTATCGTTTGGTAAAAAAAGTGGGTGGGAAAGATTTGATATGCGTGGCATAGGTAATGAAGGTATCCTAAAAGAAAAAGATAGTAAGCTGATACACTATCTAGCTAAACACGGACACTACAGTCCCTTCGGTCACTGCTTTGCATCCTTTCACATTAAGGCACCTATCTTTGTGGCACGTCAGCTTGTTAAGCATAAGTTCCTACGTTGGAATGAGATCAGCCGTAGGTATGTCGATGATGGGATTTCGTTTTATTACCCAGAGGTCTGGCGTAGTAAGGCAACAGATAAGAAACAAGGCAGTGGCCCAGCGTTAGAAGATCAAGAAATAGACCTTGGTACAACCCACACAGTTGTAGCTCAGTTGTATAACAGCTTGCTTGATAGAGGGGTATGCCCAGAACAAGCACGAATGGTGTTGCCACAAAACACCATGACTGAGTGGTACTGGTCTGGATCACTTGACGCTTTTGCGGATATGTGCAATCTTAGATGTACAGGGGATACACAATTAGAAACTAGGCTAGTAGCAAATCAAATCTGTGACAGTATGAAGGAACTGTTTCCTGTATCGTGGTTTGCATTGAGATTGGAGAAATAAAATGTGGGCAGTAATGTTTGAGATTGATACAGGTGAATTTGTATATGACACAGGTAAGGATTCCTTTACAGCAGATGATCCAACCGTATGGTTTAACACTAAAGAAGATGCACAGAAACGTGCAGACAAATGGAACACAGGTATAGTAGTACCGTACATCAGACCAATGACGGAAGATGAACGGAAAAGATCAGTACAAAGAAGGGGGTACATTTAAATGACAACAGCAACATCAACGGCAGAGATACGTTTGTACAACGCAATGGTAAACAACTCGCTAACTATAGACGAAGCCATCATAGCAATGGAACAATTCAGGGATCACTTAAATGTAGATAACTTGATAATACAAAACGAAGGGGTTGACAATCGTGCCAAGATATACGATAACGACTTCACAGTATTAGATGAATGGGACACATGGACAGACTAAGGGGAGCGACACCAACATGAAACACTTAACCCTAGACGTAGAGAACACAGTGGTCAAACGCAATGGTAAGTTACACCTTGATCCGTTTGAGCCAGAGAATACATTGGTTATGGTAGGCATGCTAGATGATCTTGGAAACGAAGATATTATAACTTTCGATCACTCAGAGCAACAACCTACCACAGAGGGGCGGCGTATAGTGCAAGACGCATTAGACGCTACCTCTCTACTTATTGCACACAACGCACCGCATGATTTGCTATGGCTATGGGAGTCAGGGTTTGTATATGACGGTGAGGTATTCGATACCATGTTGGGTGAGTACGTTCTGCAGCGTGGACAGAAGCAACCGCTATCACTTGAAGCGTGTGCAGAACGTTATGAATTGGACACTAAGAAGCAAGACACATTGAAGGAGTACTTTAAGGATGGATATTCCACACGTGATATACCTCATGCTGAACTATCGGAGTATCTATCACATGATCTCCACGCTACTCAACAATTGTATAATGTTTTGCAGACATCATACGAGGGATGCAGTTCCTTAGTACCAACGATACAGTTGACTAATCAGTTGTGTATACACCTTGCCCGTATCTATCAGCGTGGGTTCAAGGTTGATATGAACGCACTGATGGAAGTTCGTACTGAGTTTGAGCAAGAGCGTAACGTACTAAGTATAGCACTTGAGGAACAGGCCAGTGACCTAATGGGTGACAGACCAATCAACCTCAACAGCCCAGAGCAATTGTCTTGGGTTATCTACAGTCGCAAGCCACAGGATAAGAAGATGTGGGCAGACTTGTTTGACGAACGTATGCCTGACCCAGAGTACAAGCGTACCGTCAGTCAGTACAGCGACAAGTTGTACAAGCAGAAGGCACACCAATGCCGTACATGTAATGGCACTGGACAAACATGGAAACAAAAAAAGGATGGGACTCAATATGCTAGATCAAATAAATGTAATAATTGCAGTGGCGTGGGATATAATTTTTGTGATAACCTTAGTAGCGTTGCTGGCTTAAAATTCGTACCACCTAATTCTAAGTGGATCAGTGCCAATGGTTTTGGCACAGGCAAAGACAACCTTGTATTCCTTGAGGGCATTGCACGTTCCAAGGGTATGCGTGAGGCTGAGTTATTCCTACAGAATGTACGTAGGTTGTCTGCAGTAGAGACATATCTCAGCAGCTTCGTAGAGGGCATTGCGACACACGTAAAGCCTGACGGCATGCTTCATGTACGTCTACTACAACACCGCACTGGGACAGGCCGTTTGTCTGGCGCTGATCCTAACATGCAGAACATGCCACGTGGTGGTACGTTCCCCGTCAAGAAGGTATTCATCTCACGATGGAAGGGTGGGAAAATCATGGAAGCTGACTTTGCACAGCTTGAGTTCCGTGTCGCTGCCTTCCTGTCTCAGGACATGACTGCCATTGATGAGGTAACTACAGGCTTTGATGTACACCGCTACACTGCACAGGTTATATCAGATGCAGGTCAGCCTATGTCACGTCAAGACGCCAAGGCACACACCTTCGCTCCTTTGTATGGGGCGTCAGGTTTTGGTCGTAGCCCTGCAGAAGCGGCATACTATCAACAGTTTACGACAAAGTATTCTGGTGTAGCTGAGTGGCACAAGGCTCTAGCTAAAGAGGCACTCAACACTGGTAAGATAACTACACCATCTGGGCGTGAGTTTTCATTCCCTGATGTAGTAAGGCGAAGGTTCGGGGGTGTGACATATTTCACACAAATCAAAAATTATCCTGTCCAATCGTTTGCAACGGCTGACATTGTACCCATATCTCTGATATACATAGATAAGCTACTAACAGCAAACAAGTTACGCAGTTGCGTAGTCAACACGGTGCATGACTCAATAGTAATTGATGTGCATCCCAACGAAGAGGAGAAAGTACTACGAGTAATACAAGCAGCTAACGACAAGCTGATACCAATCGTCAATCGCAAGTGGGGAATAGACTTCAACATACCTCTATTATTAGAGGCGAAGATAGGCCCGAATTGGCTTGACACAAAAGATGTAGCGTGATATAACTATCACTCACCTGATCAACAACAAGGAGATTTAACATATGAATCAAGTAACAACAATAGACACAAATAACTTTGCAGCAATGGCTCAAGCTATGGGCATGAACGCAGAGACACAAAAGAATACCAGTAAGGCAAGCACACTTGCACGTTTACGTATTCATCACACGCCACTCATGGGCCAGCAAGAGGTCAAGGGTAAGATGAAGAACGTAGAAGTTATTGCAGGTGGTGCCTACAAACTGGAGATACCTGACGGCCCTACGTACTACGCAGAGGGTGCAACTATACGTCCGTTCCTACAACGGTTTATGTATAAGAAGTTTATCAAGGGTAACGACAATACACCTAACCGTTTCCTCAAGACTGTTATGGCTAATGACCTTAACAATGACATGAAGGATAACGAGGGTGGCTTCAACTGTGGTAAGCCAGCAGGATTCATCAAAGATTGGGCAGCACTGCCTGACCACATGAAGGAACTAATCAAGTCTATCAAGCGTGTTCGTGCATTGTTTGGTACAGTAGAGTTGATCAATCCTACAGATGAGAATGGTAATGCAGTTGACGTAGACACTACCGCATTTATCTGGGAGATTGACAACCGTGATGCCTTCAAGACAATGGGTGATCAGTTTACTAAGCTCTCTAAGATGCAACGCCTAC